GCCAGTAGATCCTCGATGTGCTTCCGAGGGGCCCGGACGAACCCCGCAACGTCGCGGATCGCGTGCTCGCGCACGAGAGCCGGGTCGCACCCACGCTGCACCAGTCTGGACCACGATGACACGGTCGACTGCACTGACATCTTCCCGCCTGCCCACGCGTTAGCGTAGTACAAGGAAGGGATAGCCCGTGCCGCGTACCCCGTCACGCGATCTGTCGTGATGACCATGCGCAGGAACTCGGTCCGCTGAGACGAGATGAAGAACTTCCCCGGGTTGACAGGGAGCACGCGCATGTACGTCTTCACCAGGGTCACAGCAGCCGCCCAGGAGTTCGAGAAGATGAGATCATCGTCCCCCTGGAGACACAGCTCGTCGAGCTGAGGCATCGTGCCACGAGTGACGACAACGATCCCGACAAGCTCGATGAAGTTCATCAACGTGCCGAGAGCGGACGTCAGAGCCCACCCGGAAAGCAAGCCGCGAACGTGCCGCCACGAGTGCCCCTCCCAGTTGACAGTCCCCTTCCGGATCCTCTCGATGAGTATCTCAGTCAGGCGAGCGTGGAACTCAGGCTCAGGCGACTTGCGTCGCGCCGACTCACACAACATGCGTATCATGGAGATGATGATCTCCATCCACGGCACGTGGTCGAACGTCGACTGGTCGATGGGTACCCCGATGCTCTTCCCGAGCTTGCGGCGCCACATGTTCCACCTAGCGATCTGAGGGAGCTTGTTTCCCAAAGTTGTGGGGAACACAGACTCCATCGCGTTCTCAACACCCTGACACAGGTACTTCATCTGGAGGTAGAGGTCCCAGTCACTGGAGATCGTGTTCCTCGTCTTGGTCCGCTCGCGCTTCGGATTGACCACGTTCTTGGGCGCTGCAGTCGACATCAGGTCGGCGAGGAGCTCCTCGCGAGAACTTGCGAGGTAAGTGGAAAACTTCGTTCCCTTGCTCCCCTCCAACCGGACGCCAGTCGAAGCGCCGTTGGCCAGCCACTTGCTCGGCGAGCGGAGGAACTCGTCGACCGAAA